TAAGTTATTTTATTTGAACCTATGTTTCCCTGGGTGCCATTTGTTACGGAGTAACTTGCAGTGATCGTTGTACCAGTTGGCGGAACTCGACCACTCAACCGGTTACCGAACACAACATCCGTGCTTCCGTCCGCGTTTACGTACACGCCGTAAGCGTTGACTCCGGAAGCTACTACGTTGATGTCATCTACACGGCTCCACACCAGGGGGGTTACCCCGTCCTCGTAGACAGACACGGAGACCGACGATGGGAGAACATTTGTTTGTGAAAGGGAATACCTCTGTCCAATTTGCCCAGAAGCGCTGGTGGTCAACTGTTCGTTTGCAATCTGACGACCTTCCCTAACCGCGACCGCAACGTTACTACCATATGCGCCTACTACCGTATTTGACGTTGCGTAGAATTGAAGAAGACCAGTTTCAGATGATGCATTAAAAGTAGTGCCAGCTACCAGCGTTACCGAAGACCCACTAGAGTTTGACACGTACACAGTTGCTGTTGCAGCCGTCCGGTTACGGGGGGTGTAGTCAAACAGGTTCGCTAGGGCTAACACACTTTCCCGCTGAGTTGCAGTAGACACGAACGATTCTGCAGCAGCCCGGTCTACGTAATAGTGGAGGATATCCCCCATGTACGCCCAAAGGTCTACCAGCATCATCGAGAAGTCCGATGGGTCTCTGTCAGTCCATTCAGGAACCGTTATCTCTGCTCGGGCCAACAAGTCCCGTCGTATGTTCTCATAATCGCGGCTTGCAAAGTCAAAGCCCGGTCGTTCTAGTGCCATCACATCTCCTAGATAGGTGTATCTTCTGTCAAGTTTTCGGGAACTGCTACGTTAAACTTTACCACCTGTGGGGAGCCCAGGGGTAGTCTGTACACTACTGTTATTCCTAACGTTGTGTCACTTTCCCCGTACGCTGCGACAGTGTTTGTTGGGGATACCTTTATATCCAACACCTCAACGCGGCTAACGTTTTCCTTGATGTCAGCCTTAGCGTCAGTTGTGAAGTCAAAGATCTCGAGGTTTCCAATTGGCTCAAACAGGAACTGTTGAATTCCCGCCCCGTAACGGTGCCTCATAACGCGTTCAAAACGGTTGGTAACCAGCACATCCACAATCTTCTGCTCAGCGATAGTTGACGGGGTACTAGTAACCACTGTCTTACCGCCACTAAATTGGAAAGGTATTTTAATTGATTTCATAATCAGTCCTAGTGTGATCCTAGTTTTACCAAGGTTAAATTAGCCTCCGTTATATTTCTAGTACCGGAGGAAGCGTTTGAGCACTGTAATCGAACAATTCCTCCCGATGTCAAAAATATTCCAGAATCGGTTGCGTAGTAAAATGAGGACCCGGCACCATTGTCAGTATTGCTCGGCGTGGAAGATGATATACCTATGCTAGCAACTGACAGCAATGTTATTTTTAAAGATCCTCCAACATCCCACCATGTGGTGTACGAGAAAGCGTATACCCCAGACGTTATTGTGATACTTGAGACTGGTGTGGAGCTGACTACATTAAGTGTGTCTGCCGTTTCCTGGTTAAACTGTACGTTTACCGTAGCCCCCACACCAACCGATTGGGAGTTACCAATAGTTTTGTCTAGTACAACTTTGTCAAAGATAATGTTGTTTGACGTAACAGAGTTTGACCCTATTGATGTAACCCCGCTAGAGTTAACCGTCACTGGGCCGGTAAGAGCAGTGGCTGTTGGTGCTGAAGCAGAGTTGCCTAAAACTACGGATCCCGGAGTGATAGTCTGCAGCTTGCTCAAAGACACCCCAGCAGTGCTGCTTATGTCTGCATTAGTTACCGATAAATTTACGATGTTGTCGGTTGCTACTGTTATACCCGTTGGTAAAGACCCAGTGGCTAGCTTTGAAAGCGAGATAGCTGCTGAGTTACTTATGTCGGAGTCTGTTATTAGGGAGGTGGTAGCTGTTGGTGTTCCCTGTGTTATTAAGTAAATGTTTGAAAACTTGTCATCTTCTACCGCGACTACAACCTGGTCCCCCACAGAGGGGACTTCCCATACACCACCTACTGGACCTCGGCCAATAGTAGACACCCCAATGGTGGTGGTGGGCCCCAATACCGATGGAATAGACACGTAGACAGCACCGGTAGCTGATGCAGAGGATGTAACCACTGCCCGGTAGAGCTTCATTCCGTCATACATATGCGTTGATTCTTTCTAATGTTGTACGCCATTTACCTGCCACTAATCGTGGGTCTGGAGCCTTTTGAGCTAACTCAACTGGTGGTTGTACGTAGTCGTTGGAGGTATTGAAGTCCTTACCCAGGCACAAGTCAGTTGTGTAACTAGACCCACCAATTACGTGCTTCACTCCCTTTACGTACCACAGGCCTTCGAAATTGGCCTTGTACCCAAGTACTTCAACAACACCACCAGGAACAATCCCGGCTCCAGCGCTAATCTGCACATCTGCCGTAAACGGAAATGCTGCCCTCTCCTTGGCTCCTATTACCTTCTCTGCCTCTTCAACTGTTTGAACGGCCTCGTTGATAGTGCTGTAGAACTTAGACGGTTGCCCTAAACCAGACCATGACTCTTCTGGCTGGTTGGAGTCACTGGTTACTTTTGTGGTTGCGCCACTTGCATCCAGTACCGATAATTCGTAGTTCGTGGACCACCCTTCAGGAGTAAGGTACCCGAATAGCCCATCAAACTTTAGAATACCCCCAGGTGACGCCTTTAAATTGGAGATCAACGGGGTTAGCTTTTCGTAAGAGGGTCTACGTCCGATCGCCTTGAACGGATCCCATACATGCATATGTGTTCCGTGTACGGTTACGTTGTATCCGTACTTAGAGCAAATGCGCAGAAGGAATGACCAGTCGGACTCCCCTGATTGAACAAGTCGGGGCAACTTGAATCCGTCGTCTATAACGTCAAGGCTGAAGTGGTAGTCAGCGGCTAGATCGGAAGCCACCTCTTTTATACCGACGTTTTCCCAAACCCTATTCTTCTTACCCATCATGTCTAACGACGCACCAAAACAAACAACTCGAGCCGTTTGAAATGGACTGTTATTTATGAGTGCTCCACGACCATCTGATTCGGGCTCTACGTATAAAACGTACCCACAAAACTCCTGCGTGCGTCCTTGACCAGAAGATACAGTCATACGTACTGCAGCATCAATATAGTCAGTTATGGCCTTCGGTGGTATACCAGCAATGTGGATTGTTAGTACATCGTGCATGTTCTGGTTAAGGTCAAGCTGCAGATGTTGTATTGCTTTGTAATCCACCTCTACGTTGTTTAACGTGATGGACACCTTTGGAGATAGGGGGTTGCCAGTATTAAATATCATTTAGGCAACCTGATTACCGTACCGACAGGGATGGCGTCTGGCCACTGAACCTGAGGATTAATGTCCGCGATCTCCCAGTACCTAGAACCATCATTGAATACCTTTGATGCCAGCAGAGGGAAGGTGTCTCCCTCACGAGTTACGTACTGATAATAAACCTTTGTCTCTGGGTCAACGCGGGTTGCTAGTACACCGCCAGACGACAAACGGTACCGACTGGAGCTTTTATAGTAAGCCATCTTCCCATCCAATCGTAAAGTTAACGTTACACGCACTGCCATTTGGCACTACTGCGGTGTACACAATTTCGTTACCGACTAGTTTTCCAGGAAAAACAGACTTAGGGTACACCTCGTTCAAGTCTTCTTTTTTAAATGCCATACTAAGAGTCCATCTAATAATGCATGAACCATTAGATGGTAAACGAGCTTCAGATGATGCGTTTCCGTTGATGTCTACTACCTGGAGCGGTGCCCCAGCAGCACTATTGAAGTTCTCTGGATCGCTAGGTGAGGTTTTCGACAAGCGCCTAACACGAGCACTGGCAGCACCCCTACCGGACGTTCCGGATCCCCAATCTTCTTTTGAGGTTGTAGAATGCTCTCCCGAGTAGCTGCCCAGTATCTTTAGGTTAGGGTAGTTAGCAGAGATCAAACCGTCGTCGTCGACACCATTGTTGTTTAGGATCGCCTGCATATCTGCGGCTGTTGAGGCGACACCAGGAACGCCGTAGATGTTCATAGACCATCTCCAGTTACCCGTTAAGGTAACTCCAGACTCGTACATCTTTAGGATCTCATCCCTGTCTGAGCCCGAACCTTCAACTGGCCTAACACTGTCAAACCTAAAGTGGAAGTTTCTACCATTCCAAATCTGAGCCCCAGTATGAGGATAAACCGGTTGGGGGTTAGCCCCTACTGTAAAGTTATTAATAGTTGCCGAACCATTAGCGTAGCCAAATGTTATTGAGTTAGCCGTCTTCTTTAACGCACTAGTTAGCTCGACGTTACCTGCGGTACTCCGGTTGTTTTGGTCAACCACTGCCCGCTTAGCCGACTCAAGCTGGCTTACAAGGAAAGTGTTGTTTCTAGCAAACCCAATGTATACAGCGTTCATTGACAGTGTTACTCGGCACTGAACAGGGACCATCTTCGTGTTGAACTTTAGGAAGTCAACGTTTGTTCCAGTAATGAACCCATCAACCATGAACATGCTGGAGAACAGAATGCGCACAGGGTTTGGCATCAGGATTGCAGCGTTACCAGCGTTTGCAGCCAAAGTTGATCGGGCGTCAGCCTGGTCATAGGTAAAGGCACCCTCAGATGAGTTGGTGGTATCCGTGGTTGATGAGGAGTCATCACCCGAATCGGTATTTGGGTTCTCTGGAGTTCGTGATCCGTATACCCGTTCGGCTCCGCTTAGTACCCGTTCTAGCTGCTGGTCGATCAGATTTGCATTAAATCCCTGACCAATTACGGCGTACAGTACCTGCAGGTCGGCGTATACCCCAATGTCTTTTGCGGCGTCCATCAGGGTGTTCCTATTTGCTAGCAGGTCGCTATCTGCACCGATGTTTAGGTCTACCCCTCCTGTGGCCATCTCAAGTTGCCTATCAAAAAGTAGATCAAACGAAAAGTTTGTAGAAGCACCAATTGGTTGGGCTAGTTGAGCTGGGTCTTGAAGAATAGCGAGATACATATCTTCTCGCATGCCCACAGTCTGTGAGATGGTCTGGGGGTTGAACTGAAATGCGCACTTGTAGATATTGGTGTTTGACGCAATAGGGAGTTCTAAGTTTCTAATGTACCCGCGTTGTAGACTATACGTGTTCTGGCTTTTGTCAACACTCGATTGGCCCTCCATAAAACGGATGGACCTGCTGGGGTACACAAATACAGGGTTTGTTTGGTTTACTTTGTCATGAGGACCTAAGTTAGATAACCCCCAGTTGGCGTCGTCACGATAACCCATTAGAGTTTCCTCAGCATTTCTACCTCGAGTTCTTTGCGGACAAGCCTAGATAGCTCTTGAGCTACCCTCTTAAGATCCATGTTGGACCCATTACCCTGCATGTTTATAGTTGGGCTTATGTTAAAGGTGACATTACCAGACAGCGGACTTGAAGAGCTACTGTTAACCACCGCTGATTGAACAGTAGGAACTGGGGTGTACATCGACCCTGACAGCGGGGTGGACACAACCGGGTCTCCAGTGTCAGCCTGCGAAGAGACCCTCTCTCTGATGGAAGGTGCAGCAACGCGGGAGCTTATTGAGCTGGCGTACATTCCAACCGGAGAAGTCTTTGTTGACCCAATGGAGGCCCCACTCATGGGGGTGCCTTTTACAGATAGCCCACTCATAGGAGTACCACTTGGGTTTACTGTCCCGGTCCCCACTGTTCCACCAAGTGGTGCCGCAGGCAGACTCCCAGCGTCAACTGACTTTGCCACCTCTTCAGACGATTGACCTGGACCAAACCCCCACTTGGCCCCCTGCGCCTCATACGCGGCTCTGCCGTCTGGCAGTTCGGCTGGTTGGACGTGCCATGGTTCGGACCCCGCAGACATGTTGGAGAAGTGCTTAAGACCATACTTAGCGGCGACCTTAGTTAGTTTAGATAGGTTTCCAGCCAGGTCAGCAGCAAGTCCAAGTTCGTGCATGGACGATCCGGGAGGGGCAGCTGGGTTGACCCCGTCCTTCTTCTTCCAATACCTACCTGAGTCCTTAGGCCATTCCCAGTCAGACCCCTCTTTGGTGGGGTGTGGGTTGTACCTACTCAAGAACATATCCTTCTGGGCATCTGTGCTGCGCACACCGCCGCCCCAACCGATGTCTGGGTTATCGCGCATTAGGTTGATAATGCGTTCCTGCATCTTGGGGTTCATGTTCTTAAAGTCATAACGACCCTTGATGTACGCAATCGAGACTCGTTTACCACTGTCTCCCAGGGGAACATAAATATTATTATCGTTCTTTGCACCGCCACTAGCAGGAGTTTTACCTTTAGCCGGATCCCCTAGACGAACAGAAGATTCAATTGCCTGTCTTGGGGGGTCACCACCCACAAAGCCCTTGATCACGGAGTTTGCTATTACGTTAGATCCAGTAAACCCAATGATTCCAGACAACCTATCTTCGAGCGCC